CAGATATACCTCATTCTTTTTTGATATAATCAAATGACTCATAATCCTATACCAATGTAGGATTATTTAGAGACTTATTTTTTAGGTAGTACGCTCACCACCCTTATCAGGTGTCTTCTTGTTTAGTTTGTTTAATGCAGCATCTACAGCATCTTTTGGTGATGTTCTTTCTGGTTTTTCAAATTTTCTAGTTTTTCTTGCTAGAACACTACCCTTATAACTTAAACCAACATCATATTCAGATTTTTTACCCTTACCATAATCTAATCTACCTGTTAATGCTAGACCCTTACTATAATCATGCCCATCACCATATACAGGTTTACTAGTTGTATCTTCTGTAAATTGCTTAAAAGTTTTCATTTATCTTTTATCTGATTTTTAATCTCTCTTCTTTTCTGCTGCTTTCTTATCTTAGCACCTTGTCTTAATTTTCCTAATGATGGTTTTTTTTGTTCTCCTGTAGGATCTAATTTATTATCAAATCTCGCATTTTTTGTTAGATCTCTATTATAGACATCCCTCATAGGTTTAGGATCATCTTTGGTTCCTAATAAATCCTTAAGAAGTTTTTCACCACCTTTAGCAGCAGCATATGCTCCTCCAATTTTTAGAAGAGTTTTTGCTCCTGCACCTATTAACGGAACAGCAATAGCGGCTTCTTTAAATTGCTTAAAGGATTTCATTTACCCAACAATAGTATCAAACCAGTCTTGACTCATTCCTGAGATAATCTTATCTGCTGCTTCTTCATTTACAGCATACTTCTCTTCAATAAGATGATTTACTACCTTCTTATAATTCTCATGAATCTTTTGACTTTCTTTAGGTGTAGGTTTCATTGTAACAAAAAGTACTTTATTATCTATTTATCAATTATTGAATAACTAGCATAGAGGGTTTATCTCTTGCATTTTGTTTACTGCCAGTATTTTCTACATACCAACCATCACCTTGTCCAGATCCATCTTGCCAATCATCATATCCATAGTTGCCAGTATCATGCCAAGAAGTAGTTTCTGAAGCACCATTTGTGGTATAATTAAAAGTAGCACAAAAAACAGGATCATACTGAGCACTGTTATTACTACCATTACGATATGGAGCACCTTGTCCAGATGCATTCCAAACACCCCATCCTTCACAGTTATAATCACTATATTGATGTCTACGGTTTAAAGTACTACCATTCCAAGCCAATGCAACCCCGTAATTATTGAACTGTTGTGACCATGCTCTACCACTAGGCATTGTTTGAGCACTATTGAAAGTACTACACCAATATATGTGAGGAAGACCCAACCAGTTATTAGTACTAGGAGTACTCATACCACTATTATCATATGCAAGATGCATCACCTTAGTATAAGGAAGGTCTGAGCAATCAACACTGAAACTAATTTCAGGCTTCATATTGGTTTCAGATGGAGCAGTACCATTATTACCATCATATCCAACATCTGATGAATAAGTTGTTGGTCTTGGTTGATGGTTGCCACCTGAAGTATTCGCATATTTTGATGCATCATGGTTAGCAATAACCATCCATCCACCACCACTACCCCATTGCTCTTCCATTATACAATATATTTGTCTTGCATCTGCATCAGAACCATTACCTTTAATCCAATAGTATCCATTTGTACGTTCACCAGCATCATACATTTCCTTTGCACTTACAGCAGGATTAGACTGAGATCCAGAAGAACCTCCACCACCACCACTTCCTGCACCATGACCTGTATCATCAGTAATAGCTATTGGTACAGTTTCTCCAATTCTTTCTATTCTAGCAGCATCGGTATAAACTCTAGCAGTAAAATGATCAGGATGATTTATTTCATATAAACTATCAGATTTTGGTGAAACTGAGAATGTTGAAATCCCAGAACTTAATGTAGTTACACCAACAGGGGTATCAAAATCATATGCTGTAGAAACATCCCAATATAACGTAGCATCACTAGCAATATCAGCACTGACAGCAGTTATGGAAATATCTACAAAAGAACCTTCACTAACTAAAGCAGTAGATATACCAAGAGTTGCCCAAGTATCAGATTCTCCACTAACTTCTTTAATTCTTGATACTAAATTATTTGCATCATATTCCATTATGAAAGATTTATCTGTTCCGTTTATACTTTCAGTAAATGATGTTATTAGTCCAACACTATCATATAAAACATTTTTGTACTTAGTATTTCCAAACTCTACTTCAGTTACATTATTATTTGCATCGGTAGTTATACCACTAGCCCTTTGCCATTCTTTAACAGAAGTATCAGCACCACCAGAACCACCACCAGGATCTAAATGGTTATTATTTACTGCAGATCCTACGTACCTACCCATTTTGCTTAATACGATAAAGTTTTCTCATAATCATTATTTATATCCTAGTTACTGTGGTTGTAAGAAAATTGCAACAGCATTACTACTATTATTTCCCCACTGTTGATTACCATTAGCAGATCCAGCAGGTCCACCCATCCAATGCAGATTGGAGTGAATTCTATTATTACTTATAGTCCAACATATTGGAGCACCACTAGAACCCCATATTTGGTTCTGCCAAGATCCATTATAGTTATGATCACTTACCCAATAACTACCATTACCTGGATGGTTTCCATCATTAGCACATAATGATCTACTCTCATAGCTATATCTCATAATCTCCATTCCAGTTCCACTATTATTATGGTCTAATTTTAGATCATATGTTCCAGTAGGATCTTGACTGTTTCCCCAGTTAGGAAGAGTCTCAGTATTAACATACTCAAATATCATACTACCCTGACGACTATTTAAGAAATTATCATTAGGACTACCAGTAACACGCAATAGAAAAGCTTGATGTTTTAACTCATTTATATCTGAAGTGTGTAATTTTCCAGGTTGATTGGTATTAATTTCACTATCAATCCAACTACCACCTGCATTTATAGCAGAAGTACCTGACATAACATCTGTATTATCATTCATCTGAGCAACTTTTACCCATCCATTATCACGGAAAGTAACGTAAGTTTGGAATGCGGTATTAGATCCTGTTGATAATTTGAACCAATATTTACCATCATCTGCTGCAGTTTTACCTGCTTTAAAGCTAGTAAAGTTTGTGATAGGATCACTCTGAGTACCTGCACCAGATGCTCCTCCTCCACCACCAGCACCAGGATCATTAATAAGTATATCAACACTTTCCCCAATTCTTTCCATTCTAGCAGCATCGGTATATATTCTAAGTCTAAATTTAGGAGGATATCTAGTCTCATATATACTATCATCTTTTGGAGTAACACTAAAGTTACCAGTACCACTACTTAAAGTAACTTGTCCACTAGTTATTTCAAATTGATAATCATTAGAAACGTCCCAATATAAAACAGCACCAGAAGCAAGACCATTACCACCAGTTACAGTACAAGCAAAAGCAACTCCTTCTGAAGAAGTAGTTGATGCGAAACTAACACTAGCTGTTGGTCCAGTATGTGCTCCTTTTATAATTTTTTTAATTTGAAACTGTCCATCATACTCAATTCTAAAATCTTCATCAGATTGACCAAAGTTTTCAGTATATGATGTTATTAGTCCAACGCTATCATATAAAACATTTTTATACTTAGTACTACCTAGTTCAAGTTCACTTACATTATTAGATGTAGTAGTAACAATACCTGCTTTAGTAAACTCTTCCATTTGCACAGTGCCGCCACCACCCTGTGCTCTTCGGCCACCAGTTCTTACATATCTGCCCATATTATTAGTAGAAGTACTATACCTGCCTACTATTTAGTTATTACATACCTGCTTGAAACTTATTCCATTCAATTGCATTCTTAATTTGAAATGTTCTATTGGATATATTTTTAATAATTTCTTCTAAGAACTTTAATGTAGTATCATAATATCTTATTTTAAGATCAATTTTTTGAACCTTTTCATCTGCGTCCATATATCTTTGTATAGCATCCTTTTCTCTTACTTTATATCCAAAAGGTTCCTCAATATAAACTTCTGCTGGTGCTTTACCAGTATAATAATTATGTCTTTCTAGTCTAACTTTATTATATTGTTCTCTTGCTTTTTCACGCAATAAAGTAATAGTATTATAAACTGTATAATACTTTGAGTGTAATTGGGGAATCTTCAGTGATTCATCATGTAGATTATCAGGATCAATGACAGCATCACGCTCCCACATCTCCTGAATTTTGTCAAGATTCATAAAGAACTAGTCAAACTGTAAATAGTATACTTGAAAGATGCCTCTGCTGTAAAGTATTGTATATCAGGTGTTGTTGCATCAAAATCTAATGAAGTTAATGAAATTGGAAATAAATCTTGAAATTTAACCTTTGCAATTTCCCTAAGATTGCTATTTAATATTCTAAGAGTACCATCACAAAAAGCTTCTTTAGGATCTCTTTGATCAGCATCATCGGTTGTTAAATCTCTATATTGTTTTGCAGTTTCTGGAAAACCTAATCCTGTTAACCAATTATAAATTGACATATAATTTTCCATATTCTCATCAACCAAAAATTTTAAAGTAAAATCACCATAGGTTAATTTCTCACCAGGAATATCAATATCCTTTAGATATGTTGGTTGAGTTGCAAGTGCTAAAGATAATTCTGGTATTCTAGCACTATTTGATAGAAAGTCAACTTTAGGGTATTTTGAAAGATTAAACTTAAACCCTACTGACGATAAGTAATTTCTATTCTCAATTTGTTTATGGAATA